CACCGACGCGAGACTGACACATGCCAGGAGGATGCCAATCAATGAAACGGTGTTTTTAGGGGTTGCGTTTGCCGTTGCCGTAAACAGATCAGTGGCGGTTCCCTCTCCGTCCTGGGCGATGACAACACTGACATTCTTCTGTCCGGTCACTGCTATGGCCGCAGGAAGTGAGTTGAGTGCTGCAATTTTAGGAGCGTATAAAATAGAGCACGGCGTGCCTTTTGTCTCAAAGTAAGTGCCGATGCCCTGCAGCGCGGTCACATCAGCTGTAGCGAATGCTTTCGCACCTGCCCATACGCCGATTTGTCTCAACTTACCGTTGGCGAAAACCTGCAAGGTTTTAAGCTCGGCGAATGTTGACGGAGCACTGGTCGAAATTCCGACATAAAGTGATATGGCCGGATTGATGCGGAAAATCTCCGACAACTGATAATGGAGCACCTTGATGAACCAGCTCGCGTTGTCGGATGTGATACCGAGTTCCTCCGCCTTCTCGATAGTCGATATGGCCTTGAACTGGTCGGTACCTGAGAACCCTGACGGATAAGCGTCGAAGCCGTAGAGCATCAAACCAGAAATATGGTCTTCACCAGGCAGTGTTTTCGGGACGCCTCCGTTTTGTCTTTGGATGCTAAGTTTATTCATTTTTGTTGGTTTTGCGTTTGACTTTAATTACACTTTTGTCAGACAGTGAAGATGCCAAGAGAGCAGCTTCGTTTTCAGATGTAAAAACGCGACCGTTGGCTGTGACAAACACTTCTGCAACAGACTCGTCGCAATTGAGAAGTGCGTCTTCTCCAATTTTAGTCAGTACGGTATCGCCTATTGTCGCGTTTTTTTGGTTTTTATTTGCCATTTGTTATCGTTTTAAATAGAGTTTAATTACAATTAAAACAGCCAAGGCTGCTATTAGCGTCAGGAACAGGCGACCGAGATACATTTGGATGATTTGCCACCCCGTGAGCTGTCTTTCCACCTCGACGAATTGAGTTGTCTGGCTGCGCTCCATTTCCTTGATTTTGAGGTCGCGGATCTTCAGCTGCAGCTCAAGGCTGTCTGTATTGCAGTTTACTTCAAAGAGCGTCACCGTGTCTTTTCTTATGATAGTGGCGTCGGTGGTTGTGTTTTTGCCATTGGAGGCCTGGAGCTCTTTCAGCAGGACGTTTCCGGTACTGTCGCATTCAAGCCAGGCACGCAACCACGCGGAGTCTGCCGGCAGCTTGATGATACTGTCATGCCACCTGTCCTCTACAATGACACTGTCATTTCTCTGAAATATTATCAGCGGCTGCTTGCTTCTGCAGCTCGTGCTTGACAGGGCAGTCATTATTATGAGGGCATGTATTAACCCCGTTAACAGCATTGCGTAGTTTGATGACTTCACGTTGTAATGGTTTGACTATATTTTTCTTAAACTCGTCAACATATTGTTGAGCAAGATTCATCTCCTTCTGATTTATGTCAGCCGCTATTGACTCTATCTCCTTTTTGTGCTTACGACCACTGGTGAACCATCCGCAAGCGACGAGCAATGTTATGATGTCTCGTATTATATCGATGTATTTTTCCATATTATTCAGTCTTAAAGTACAAATCTGCCTCCTTGACGCGACGTCTCAAAAGCCCTTCCAGTTCAACCTTTTTATCGCCGACGGTAGCGTATTTCCAACGCTTGAACTCGTCTCTGATTTTAGGATTATTGCTGTCGGATACCACAAGGCGGCGCAGCGTGGAATGGGTGAAAGCCACAGTGCCGACATTGAACACGAATGAGACAAGGGCATCGAATTGGCTTTGCCTGAACACACCAGCTTTTGATACGCAAGCCTCGGCGACAGCGATATCGTCGGCTAAAAGCTTTTCGGCTTCCGCAACGGATATGCTCTGTCCTTCCCTGACACCTCCGGTGTGCCCCCAGCCGATGGTGAAACGTCCTGCAGGACACATGTAGGCCTTCAGATGCAGGGACTCAAAGCCCTTGATAAATTCGATACCCTTGCCGCTCGTTTTCATGCTATAATTTGTCAGATAGTCGCGGATTGTATTTGCTGCCTGGTACAGATGCCGGATGTCGGTTTAAATAAGTGTAATTAGAACCTGCACATTTTGAGGGACTATATCCAAACAGGAGCAATGGATTATCAGTGTCGAATTCATAACGGTACTTGACAGCCAATGCCTCCATTGCCACATTAGGGCAAGGCATGACTGGTGTATAGCCTGATTCGACTGTAACGTCCATAACGCAAGTAGGCATCTGGTATTCGGCATAGGTGTATTCCACCTGTTCTGCCGGACACACGACAACTGCGGTCTGGTCGTAGATACGATAATTCATCGGATTGCAATTTGCCGCACTGGCTGCAATCATGGCCAAAGTCAAGGCGGCGAAAAGAATGAGCTTTTTCATTGTGTTTGATTTTTTGTTGGTTGAATAATTAGATTGCAAGGAATGTTTCACCATCCCACATGAGTTGCTTGCTTACCTTGGTCGAAGCGGTTCCAGCAAGTGTCGCCACTGTGTCTTCACCGATCTTGACCGTGATGTTTCTTGCCGTTGAATCTGATGTCCAGCTGACAATGACTACCGCACCCACATTGAGGTTGGCGGCTACAGGGGCAAGGGTCAATGTTGTGGCCGCTGAAAGGCTGCCGAGTTTGACAATGGTTCTTTCCCTGTTGATGGCTACGCTTGCGGCGTTTGCCGATACTGTGGGGCTGACGGCTTCTGCAGTCGGGAAGATGGCTTTTACCTTCTTGTTTGTGTCCCCGGTAATGTTTGGAGCTACAAAACTATAGCTCGAATTGTTTTCTGTGTTGACGAACATAATAATGTGTTTTTGATGTTGAACATTAGGCTGTTTCCTGACAAATAAGGCATACACCCTTCTTGTCATTACGGATGTATCTTCCACCTGCGCGTACCAAAGCCGAGATTATATCGCCGTAATATGCAGCCTGTTTCTCGTTGTCGAACAACTCAGTCTGGCCGATAGCGCGTGACACACAGCCGTCATGCCATGCGATACCTGCTGCTAAATCGGTGGCGGCTTCAGCTGTCCATGCTTTCATGTTGCCGGCTGCCGAAGCTTTGGCGACTTTTGAACGCATATAGAAATCAAAACCGAGATAGTTTCCGACGATACCTCTCTTCAGGTCTGCCAAACCTCTAAAGGCTGCAGCTTCCGATTCGGATAATGTCTTGAGGAGTTGGTTGTACATGATGGCGTCAAGCAGCATGCAACGTCCCACCTGTGGAATATCCTGAACATCAAAGATATCTTTCACTTGGAAAACGTCATCTTTTGTGAATGCTTTACGATTACCTGTCGCGCCATGAATGTGCGCCGGAACCGCCGAGCCGGATGATTTTACCGAGAATGGTGATGCCGGAACCCAGTCGTAAATAAGGTCGGCATGTACCGAATCCTGCAACGCCATACGCGAGTTTTTAACGACGGATTCACGCTTTGAATAACTCAACTCGACTTTTTCGGCATTCGTAAGGATGATAGGGTCGGTTGTGTATTCATTAATTTTGTAGTCAAGGTCTTTGTCCTCGCGCTGCGAGATCTGTGCCGGTAACTGTTTTCTGTTTTTGGCAACCGCAGGTGCTCCGCCTGCATTAGGTACGTGTACTGTCTGGCCTTCCACGAAGCCTGAGTGGTCAACAGAACGGTTTGCGAATGTGTTGTCCGCAAAAAGGTTTTCAATCAAACTGTTGATCCAAATTTCTTTTTGAAGTCCCATGTGTTAATCTTTTTTGTTAAACTTTTCGTTGTATTTCTTCTCGTACAGCGCAGGGTCTTTAGCCTTGAGCTCCGCGAGTTTCTCCAGCTTGTCGAGCTCGTCCCATGAGAGCCTCTCGAGGTCGGACACATTGCTGGTCACCTCTGCGCCCATAGGCTTGCGTTTTGAAATAGACTCAAGGATTGTTTTCGCGCCTTCAAAGTCAGACTCGAACAGTTTTTCAAACTTCTCCTTGGCCTTAGCGTCGATGCGTCCGTCTTGGACAGCCTCGTTGATAAGCGTGTCCGCCTGGGCTTTGAGACTCTGAGCCTTCTCGTCCTTCAAAGTCTTAAGTTCAGCCTTCAGCGTCGCGATCTCAGTATCCTTTGCAGCACCGACTTTATCGATGGCGAGGATGATTTCGTCAGCGGTTGCCGTTGCCGGCAATCCGAGTTTTAAAGCAATTTTTTCAGACATTTTTTTTGAATTTAGTTTATTGATAATGCCTTCAGGCAGTGTGCCGTCGGCGAGTGTTATCATGTTTTCGTTGTCGTCGTACAGTATGAGACCGCCGGCAGCGTTCGGGTTTGATGGGATGTCAACGATAGAGACCTCCATAAGCTCACATGCCACGGCTGTCGGGTACTGCTGACCGGGCTTCAGATATTTGGCATCCTCGCTCCAGGTCTTGACGCTGATTCCTATCGAGCAGCTTGAAAGGATGCCGCTCTCCAGTTTCGACTCGATCTTCATTGCGAACTCATCCTTTGCGTCGAATACCGGGGTGCCGTACAGCACGCCGTTCTCAACCGTGAGGTTCTCCCAGCGTCCGATCGGAAGAATCTCGTCAGTCTTGCCCCTTGAGGTGCGGTGGTGATTAAATAGCATGATGGGGTTCTTCAGAAACCGCTCCATGCTGATGCCCTCAGTCAGAACCCAGAAGCCGTAACTGTTGATGCTCTCGTCGGATAGAATCATTCTCTTCATTTGCACTTCGTTTTTCGGTGCAAAAATCCGATGTAAATTATTAAGCCGCAAAAAGTTAGGACAAAATGTCCACATTATTTTATTTTCCGCGCGTAAAACCTCATTTTTGCCTGAAATTTTCAATTCAACAGTCATGACAAAGAAAGAAATCAGTGAAAAAAAAGCAATGGCATACCGCCTGTTTATGAACGGCGGAGCACAAGCCGACGTGGCAAAAGAGGTCGGCATCTCGGCAGCGACATTGTCAAAATGGGTCAAAGAAGGCAATTGGGAGGAACGACTTAACGACGAGAAGACCTCCAGCGTGGAACTCGCAAACAGCATGATGCTCGCCGCCAAGAAGATGACCGACATTATTATAAAGGAAATA